TGACAACTCCCACGACTATTGACACCGATACAGAACTATCCGCAGTGAACTCAATACTGGGAGCTATTGGCCAGTCACCAGTCACAACTCTCGGTACAATAACAGAAATAACAGGTGAAACAATATATACATATACCAAGGTTACAGCTACAAACGCTAGATCAGGTAATGAAGTTACTATAACTAAGGCTGACCACGGTTTAAATACAGGCTATACAATTGATTGGGATTTTTTGAATAACGGCTCAAGTGATGGTGTATTTACAATAACCAAAATTGATAAGGATTCATTCAAATTTACTGATTTATCTTCAGGTGCTTTAAGCAGCACTGTTGGCGCTTATACAACTAGAACATATGATATAGGACTTACGTTTGATGAGAAGAGTGAGATCAAATTAAAAATTGGAAATGTTATAAAATCAACTGGTGTAGATTACACTATCTCAGGTAGCTTCTTAACACTTACCTCCTCAGCTGCTGCTGCTACCTCAATTAATGATGAGATCAAAATTTATCGTGAAAAAAATGTTGTAAATACTTTAGCTAATCCTGAAGTATCTTTCATTTATAATATATTAAAAGAAGTAAATAAGGATATACAAAATGAAGGCTGGCTTTTTAATATGGAGAGAGATGTAAAGAAACAGCCAGATAGTAATAAGCATATAAGTATACCAGCTAATGTTTTACGCTATGATGTCCATGATGATTTCAATAATAGAGGTAGAAATGTAGTCAGAAGAAATGGTAGATTATATGATACATATGCTGATGAACCAAAGGATGAATTTGATAATGATTTATATTTAGATATTGTATACCTATGGCCTTATGAGGATTTACCTCCTGTTTTTAAAAGGTATATAACTTATAGAGCTGCAGTTAGAGCAGCAACTCAGTTAGTAGCTAACCCTACTTTAGTACAACTTCTTCAACAACAAGAAGTTTATGCTAGAGCTAATTGTATGGAGTATGAATGTCAGCAGGGTGATCACTCTTATTTAGGTTTCCCACCTGAAAGTGTATATAGATCATATCAACCCTACACTGCATTAAGAAGATCATGAGCAGTATCACACAACAAATACCTAATTATATAGGTGGTATTTCAGAGCAGCCGGATGAATTAAAAATACCAGGACAGGTTAAAGATTTAAACAATGCTTTTCCTGACCTAACTTACGGCTTGATGAAAAGACCAGGCGGTCAACTGCTTGGTGGTAATATGCAAACTTCTATAACAACTGTTGATAAATGGTTTCATTACTATAGAGATGAAAATGAACAGTATATAGGACAGATAGCTAGAGCTACTGGACTCATTAAAATGTGGAGGTGTGCTGGATCAAATGCCGGTCAAGAAGTTCAAGTAAGATATTGGGCAGCAGTATGGGGTGCATCAAAGGCTTATGCAGTTGATGATTTAATACAAACTACTGATACTAATACACCTGCAAATACTAGAATTTATAAGTGTATTCAAGCTGGTACATCTGCTAGTTCAGGTATTGGACCTACAGGTACTGGTACATCTATTGATGATGGCTCAGTCAAATGGAAGTATGATTCTGAACTTGCACCATTACAAACTAAGTTAAATAACTATCTTAAACATAATGATGATGAAGATGTACAGACACTTACATTAAATGATTATACATATATAACAAATAGGTTAAAAATCGCAGCTATGTCTAGCGATATAGAGCCAGCTAGGGATCCTGAAGCATACCTTGAATTGAAAAAGGTAGCTTATGCTAGTCAGTACTCTGTTAATCTATTTAATAATCTTGATCTTAAACAGATAACAACTGCAACTAGAATAGACGTAGAAAGATTAGTTGATTCTAGTAATGGTTGTAAGACTTCAAATGGAGATGATACACCTTTAGGTATACTATGGGGATCAACAGCACCAGATGGGACAGTATATGGAACAAGATGTGATCAAACTGCAGGTGATGAACGTGATGGTTCTTGTCCTAATGTTAAAACAGATATATACTCAATTAACGCTGGAGACCTATGGGAAAGAACTGAGAGTAACGATGTAGGTGGAATCTTTACATATACTCGTAATGGTACTACTTACGGTAAAGGTGCAGTATACGAAACAGCTGAAATTACAGTAGCAAATAATACTACAGTTACTTTAACTGTTGAAGGAGCAGGTGGTGTTAATGATGTATTAACAGCTGCTCTTGATGCTGATGCTACGTTTGATGAAATGGTTACAGCACTGAAAGCTGACGCAGATTATGATACTACAGAGTATGAGATTTTTAAAAGTAAGTATAGATCAACCGATAAAGGCTCACTCATAATATATTTTAAAGATCAAGCAAGTAAGAACACACCTTCATTTGAAAACAATAGTCTTGGTACGCCAACTTCTACAGCTGTAACTAAAATAGCAGATCATATAACTACTACATTACCTACTAATTTATATTTTAGATTAGTTACTACTGGACAAGCTGTTGCATTATCTGGTGGTTCAGGTGATATTTATCGTTGTCGTTATACTACAGTTTGGGATTTATTATACGGTGGACAAGGTTGGCAAAAGGGTGATTACTTTACTCTTTATATGAATAAGGCTGAGTATAAAATCACAATTGTTGATGATAGTACTGCAAGCATACAAGGTAATTTAGGATTAGTAAGACCGTTACCTACACCATTCGATAGTGAAACAACTGTAACATCTGAGGCTATATTAGGTGATGTTAGACAAGGTATTTTAGATGCTTCAGTTGGTACTTATACGCAAAGTGGAACTACAATTACTATTACTTATAATGGTCATGGTTTAACTGCTGGCGATAAAGAAGATTTTCAATTTATTTCAGGTGGCCATACAACTAATTGGCTTGATAAACCTACTTTAGATAATGCAAATTTCAATGCTAATCAATTTCAAATTACGGCAAATGATTCAGCCACTAGAGAAGGAGAGGTAAGAATTGGATTCACTACAAATAATGTAAAGCAAATAGGTAATGGTATATACCTCACTAGAAAAACTGCATTCAATCTTAATACACCAGTATCTGATTTGTTTAATGTCTTTACAAAAAAAATAAAAGATATTGCAGATTTACCAAGTCAATGTAAGAATGGTTATGTAGTTACAGTTGCTAATAGTGGTGATGATGAGGATGATTATTATGTTAAATTCATTGGTAATAATGGTACTGATGGAGAAGGTGTATGGGAAGAAGCTGCTGAACCTGGTATAAAAACCAATTTTGATCCAGAAACCATGCCTCTTCAAATGATCAGGACGGCTAATGGTGAATTTTGTGTTAAGCATATTGAATGGGATCCTCGCTTAGTAGGTGATACAACTACTGTACCTGAACCTTCATTCATTGGACAAGGTATAAATAAGTTACTATTCTTTAGAAATAGAATGGTATTACTTGCTGATGAGAATGTTATTATGTCTAGACCAGGAGATTTCTATAATTTCTGGCCAAAGACTGCTATAACTTATACAGCTTCAGATCATATCGATATATCATGTAGTTCTGAATACCCAGCTACTGTGTATGATGGTATACAGGTAAACGCTGGACTCTTATTATTCACTAAAAATCAACAGTTTATGTTGACAACAGATAGTGATGTATTAAGTCCACAAACTGCAAAGATTAATTCTGTATCAACTTATAATTTCAACTACAAAACTAACCCCATATCAATGGGTACTACTGTAGCATTCTTAGATAATGCTGGTAAATACACACGCTTCTTTGAGATCACTAATGTTTTAAGAGAAGGTCAACCTGAAGTTATTGAACAAAGTAAAGTAGTCTCTAAATTATTCCCTAAAGATATAACATTAATAGCTAACTCCAGAGAAAACTCTGTCATATTCTTTACTATTAAAAATACTGATACAATATATGGCTATAGATACTTTAATGCTGGTACACAAAGAGCGCAAGCATCTTGGTTTAAATGGAAAGTTAGTGGTAAGATACAACATTTAGCAATGTTGGATGATGGTTTATTTGCAGTTATAAGGAATAATGAAACAGATGTCCTTCAGAAATTCTCAGTAAAATTAGAGGATACTTCTCATTTTACTACTGATGATATTGATTATAGAATACATTTAGATAACTCTAAAGTATTTGCATCCAGTGCATTAACATATAATTCTACAGGTAACTATACACACTTCCCAATAGGAGATGGTTTCAATAGTACAACTGGTCAATTAGCTGCTTTCATTAAAACAAGTGGTAGAGTTCAAGGACAAACTGCAAGTGTAACTACCTTTACTAAAGATGGAGATTTATCAGTTAAGTTACCAGGTGATTGGACTTCAGATGTAGCATTTGATTTAGTACTTGGTTACTTATTTGAAATGGAAGTTAAGTTCCCTACTATATATTTCCAACAACAAATGGGAGAAAGGTATAGATCTGATGTACATAGTAATCTTGTACTACATAGAGTTAAATTCAGCTTTGGTCCATCAGGTGTCTATGAAACAACCTTAGCTAGATTAGGTAAACCAGATTATACTGAGTTATATGAATCTACAACTGCTGATCAATACTTACCTAATAAAATAGGTTTTGATCCTGAACAGAAAATAACAATACCTATATATGAAAGGAATACTAATTTAACGTTAACACTTAAATCTAAACACCCATCTCCTGCTACCTTGTTTTCAATGGCATGGGAAGGAGATTATACAGGTACTTATTATAAACGTGTCTAATTACATTCACCCAATAACTGTGGAGGCTGCCATTGAGGTGGCCTCTAATCTACGCCCAGAAGACCGCAGGGAGATCGAAGAGGGTTGGGGACTAGATCCTATGGAACACCTAATTCAAGCCGCCCAGGAGCGCACAGGAGTG